TCCTCAGTAGATATGAGAGCGAACATAAGGTCAGCAGTAGCAGGGAGTCCAAAGGATTCTGAAGTGTCAGTAAGGTCAACATCAGTAGACCCGAAACCAGCACGAGTAGTTTGAGTAGCACTAACAATCGGTACGTTAGCTTCGACAGCAAGTCCACGAAGCTCTTCTGCAATCGCTTTAACATAAGTGTAAGAGTTAACAATAGATCCTTTATACCTTTGAGAGGCACAAATATTTAAGTAGTCTACAAAGACTATATCAGGTTTAATACTTTTCTTCAATGCAAGTTCTTGTAGCAATGCTTTAAAGTGTCCTACATGAGCTGATGCTGTAGGATATTCTTTAATAATAAGTTTACCCTGTGTCTTCTTACTTAGGGTATTAATCTTATTATCAAACATTACTTTAGGCAACGTTGCAAGATCTTTTATATTAACATTTAAAAGGTTAGCATCAATTCTTTCTGCTATCTTTTCCTCTGCCATCTCAAGAGTGATGTACAATACATTCTTACCTTGGAGTAAAGCACTCGCAGCAACATGGCACATGAATAAAGACTTCCCAACACCAGTGCCAGCAAGAGCGATGTTAAGAGTTTTATTTGGGAGACCACCCTTTGTGATCTTGTTGAGGTACTCCAAGTCAAATGGGATCTTCTCTTCTTTCTTGTGGTAAAAATCATATCTTGTCTCTGCATCTAGAACATAATCATGACCAATATGACTATCAAAAGATACAGAAAGAGCATCAGAAAGTATCTGTGGTATTGCACCCTTCTCTTTCTTTGTATCTTGTCCGTCTGCTATCTTAATAGATTCCATGAGAGATAGATATATTGCTCTCTCTTGACACCAAGTCTCTGTTGTATTAACTAACCAATCAATATCATGATCTTCATCAGTCAATTCATTAATACTATTTTGAATCTCTTTATAGTTTTCTTCAGTGAGATCATCTCTATTATCACATTCAATACTTAATGCAGTCTTAGATGGTAGTGAATCATACTGACTAACATAATCATGTATCTCATTGAATAGGATTGAACATCCTTTACTAGTAAAGTATTCATTTTTAATAAATGGAATTACCTTTCTGCAATACTGCTCATTAAAAACAAGATTGCTAAGAATTGTTTGCTCGATATTCATAGGTAATGAAGGTAACTTCCAATAATATATTTTGTCCCACTAGTTACAGGTTGACCAGCATGACGATACATCCATGTGGGTGGGAATATCAACAGTCTACCAACTCTTGGCTCAACTGCATAGTCTAATTTAGGAAATGAAGTTAATCCACCAGAGTTGGGTCTATTCAAGTATAAGAAACATACCAAAAATCTTCTAGCAGAATTATAATCTTGAACATCTACATGATCTTTAAACTCATCAACAGCAGTGTTGTATTTCTTAATACGATACTCTTCAAAACAATACTTGCTAGGAAAATCTGGAGCACAATCTAATGATTGCATATACAATCCAACATAATCAATAAAGACCTGTTGAATATGTTCTTGTATGCCCCTCCACTTAGATTCTTTATCATTATATTGTTTTGATATATTCAACTGAGTAAAAGATGGTCTCTTTTCCCTATCAATATATTCATGATTTTCAAAATCTAAATCAAAAGTTTGAATTACTTTATTAGAAAAAGATTTATCAATTACATTATCATATATTTTAATGTAGTCCTTTAATTCAGTTGCCATATTTAAACTCCTTACCAGCACACTCATCTAATGCTTGCATTATCTCTGGTGTGAAATATGTATCTGGATCTGACAAGATTGCTTTACCATATACTTTCTTACCATTCATCTCATATCTACCAGCAACATTCTTCCACAGTCCATACTTCTCACCTAATTCTAATAGGCCATAGTATTTATCAAGACCTTTATCATAGTATAGCCTCACTTCAACCTGACTATTTTCTTTTGTCAATCTAGCTTTAGCTGCTTTGCACTTAACAATATTTCCCACAACCTCCTTACCATCCTTTTCTTTCTTCTTTCCAAGATATATGATTGTTGATGCTGCGTATTTGAGTCCACTTCCACCTCCCATCTCCTTTGTAGGAATATAAGAACCAACTACATCATATGTATGATTGGTAACTATCATTGGGACGTTTGCTTTACCTAACTTTAAGGTCAAGACTCTGAAAATTGACTTAACAATCTGTGCTCTAGTCATGTCACGAGTCTCTTTACCTGCTTCAGCATCCTCAACTTCCTTAGTTGTGGATAACATACCAAGAGAATCTAAAACAAACATTAAGGGTTTTCTCTGGTCAGCAGGTTGCTCTAAATATTTGTCTAATATTCTGATAGATTGTGTTCTAAACTCTTGCACCGTGGTAACAGGAACAATCATCATACGAGATGAATCAATGCCCCTATCCTCAATCATCTGCTTACCTATCGCAGATTCTGACTCGAAATATATGACACCAGCATCGGGATCAGACTCAAGGAAATGCTGCACGATGCCAAGACAAAAATAAGTCTTACCAGTACTTGACTCTCCAGCGAGAGCAGTGATTTTGTTTCCTGGGATGCCTCCATAGACTGACCCAGAAACAAGAGCATTAAAAATATAGCTGCCAGTGTTGATAAAGTTGCTTGTATCACCAGCTGCCACTCCATCACTGACCAGTGAAGCATATTCATTGTCAATCTCCTTAACGATGTTTTGTAAGAAACTCATGGTGTCTTCTTATATAATTTAGTAATGTAATTGGATCGCTTCATGGCTCTTTGAAACCATGTTGCTTCATCTTCATCGAAAAATTCTTTCTCCTCTGGATTTTCTCCAGCACTAAAAGCTTTCTGATACTCAACGATGTATGTGGTCATCCGAATAGGAACTCCAAACTAGCGATTTTTTCTGGCTTCCATCCAATTGTATCCATGATGACCTTAATAGGCTCCAAGAAACTCTTCTGGAATTGTAGGTCATAGTCGATGTATTTGTCAAGTCCTAACTCTGAAGGAAAGGTCTGAAAGAATGAAACCACGTTCTCATTGATCTTATTAGGAGTCTTTAAATAAACAAATTTTATCTTTTCTCCGTCTTGTATCAATGGATACTTATGATTTAACTTATTCTTTTTAATATAAAAATTATACAAAAGAGATCCACGCACATGTATTGGCGTGCCTTTTGTATATACAGTGGCTGGGTTTGCCCACTTATTTAGATTGTTACAACCTCTAGGAAATGCAATGTCTTCAACAGGTAACTCATTAAAATGATCTCTAAAATCTGCTATGAATTTCTGTGTCTCTTCTTCAGATTTATTCATGATAACTTCTAGAGTATCTTTAATCTTCTGACGACAAGCACCTGGTGTAGAAGACTTAACTGCTTCGATACCCATCATCTTTAACTTAGGTTTCTCAAACCTAACACCCTCAATGTCCCATGCATTTAAAATGTATCTCTTCTTGGCAGTCCATATACCTTTCTCGGCAATGGTCTCCCTCTTCATGAACATTTTTTGGTCGTACGCTGAAACGTAGTCGGCCAATTCTTGGTAAGCACTTTCAATATAAGGCTCAAGTTTAGTCTTACACACCTTATCAAGGAACGTGACAATGCTTTGAGCAGTTTTCTCTCTCCCCTTGTATACAGCTTCAACCATAGGACCGAGATGCAAATAAATGCTATCGGTATCACTAGCAACGACATAATCCTTCTCCTCAGTTTTAAGTATCTTATTCAGATACTGATTCATTTTGTTTTCAATCCAACGGATGCTAACCTGCCCACTGAGAGTAATCGCCTCAGCATTAGATAAGTTGTAATATCTAAAGTATTGATTTCCAATGGCACCATAAGCCGAATTGAGCTGGATCTTTCGAGCCATTTGGATGTTATTGAATTTACTAATATCTCTTTGTAGTTTGGCACTTGGCGAAACTTCATTATCCCCCTTCGCCTTGAGCATTTTCTTTTTATAAATCGTACGCTCTTCATAAATCTTCTGCATCATTTCTGGTAGGAAACCTTGGATGTCCTTACGGTATTGAGCACCGTTAGCACACACTGCAAACTCTCCTGAGAACTCAATCTCTTGGTTTAAAATCCGTTCAACGCTCGAGCTGGGATGTCTAGTCTCCCAGAGGGTTTCTGGTGAGATGTTGTACTGCATAATAAGATGAGGATACAGACTATTGAGATCAAAACTGACCACCCAATCATACTGTCCTGGAATCGGTTCCTTGACATAAGCACCTGCGTATTTTTCGTCTTTCTTAGATCCCTTTCGAGGAGGAACAACAATGTTGCGATCCTTTAGATAATTATATATCATCGTGTCCCACATTCGGACTTGAGAATATACATCTTCCAAATTAACCTTGGCATCATATGCCATAGTAACTGCCAACTCAACAAGTTTCATCTTGTCTTCCAGTCTGTCGATCAACTCAACGTCTTGAATGTTATACTCCATAAACTTCTGCCAATCATTTGTATAGAAGTCTTTGAAGTTTTCATACTCGCTGTGATCAATCTTACGTTGACCTAATTCGACATTCGCAATGTGATCCAACCTATAGGATTCTTGATTAGTATAGGTAAACTTTCTATACAAGTCAAGGTAATCTAAAATATTGACACCAGAAATATCATAAGCATAATTCTTACGTCCTTGTATAATCACCTCACGCTCATTAGCACGATTCCAAGGTGACAATGAATTCATCCACTTGTCACCAAGAACACGACTAACTCTTCTACAAATATAAGGTACGTCATACAGGTTTACATTCCATCCTGTAAGAATATCTGGTGTATTCTGTGCCCACCATTGAACAAAATGACTGAGCATTTCTTTTTCATTCCAAAAGAAATTTGTCTCAAGACCTTCTGGTGGATCAAACTCTCGTGTTGCCCAACAATAATATTTCTTAGTCACCATATCTTTAATGGTGATAGAAAGCATTTCTTCTGCTGCTGCTTCTACATCAGGGAATCCATTCTCACATTGAACCTCAATGTCCATTGCGAAAATCTTCATCTGCTTCATATCATAATCAACTTCACCAGGAAATTCCTTGGCGATATATTGATATACAAATCTTTCATATCCATAGACTTTAAATCCGTGGACATCCTCATACTGCTTGATGAATTCTCGTGCTTCCCTAGCACCTTCAAACTTTACTGATTTAACATTAACACCATCTAAAGTTTTATATTTCTCCTCCTTGTTTGAAGGGACAAACAGCGTAGGTGAAAAATGGGCACGAGTCTGGACTTGTTGTCCATTCTCATACCCACGATAAAGGATAGTATTACCTGCTAGTTGAATGTTCGTATAGAAACTACTCATCCTCCTTTTGATACTCTCCCAGAATTTCAGTTGATGGATCCACTATAGTCAAAACTGAGTCAGATGTCAAGAACAAATCTCGTTGCTTTGAATACTTAGGAAACGGTTCCAACTTACCATCTTCAATTTTCACACAACCTTCAATCAGAATAGAAGGTTCCTCATCCAGCTCCGTCACCTTCCCCATCAGGTAATCCATTCTGTTCTGTAGTAGCACTAGTTTCAGCATTTTGTTTTTCTCTTGCGATACGCAGTAAATTGTATTTTTCTAAAACCAAATCATTTGGTTCATAAGCACTAACGATTTCATCAAATCGTACAATGATCTTTGTGTCTTTTGACAACGGTGCATAAGGATGCAATACGAGTGTTGGGTTAGTTATCTTATTAACACCCACCTCATCATTTCCACTATCATAATCCACAGTCAACTCTTCATCAAGATGAGCATAATAGGGATGCTCCAATTGATATCCTAAGATTTTCTTTTCACCCTCTTGGGTGATCTCTTGGATATCACAAATGACATCATCTCCGTTTCTTGTTCTTACGACTCTTATCATAGGATCTCCTTTCGATTTCAGTAATAGATTGTTTAATAATGTCCTTTAAGATTCTACTTTCAGGAACGTCTTTTTGTTCTGCAATAGGTCTTACGTGTTTCATCAAGTCCTCAGTATAAGCTGAAGGTATCTCAACTGTCAAGAGGTCTGCTTCACCGCCATAATTATTTGGTTTTAAATTCAAGTAAAGATTCATAGATGTCTCCAAATAAAAAGAGACCCATCGGGTCTCTTCTGTTGTGTATTATATAGGTCAATAATCATCGTCACTGTATCCTGAATTTGATTCTATCCACTCAGCATTATTCTTACAATAAGAATCTGCATCTATTTGCATACGCCAATGAGTAGCAGTATGAAGACCTTGAATCATAGAAGTCGTAAACAATAACATAACAGGAACTGCCCACAAGGGGTGCATCATTATCTCACCTGGTTTCATGAGAGATAATCCGTCCTAGCATGTTTCTCAGGAACAACTTTTCCTAACTCCACGGTGAGGAGTCCATCTTCAAATACGACCTGTCGAACTTCGCAATCTTCGCTGAGTGTCCAAGTGCGTTTGAATGAACGTTGTGCCAAGCCCCTGTGCTGATACTCTCCATCTGCTTCCTTTTCTTCTTTGATGCCTTCGACATGTAGTTTTCCAAACTCCGTATAGACTTTAACTTCATCTTTCTTAAACCCTGCCAAGGCAATTTCGAGTTTCGATTCATGATTATTTAATTGTATCAAATTATATGGTGGGTAGTTAGATGGTGTTTGGATTTTAAAAAAATCATCAAAGTAATTATCAAGTCCGATACTATTCTTTGTGATCTTTTCCATTAATGCTGGAATGTCCGATGCAGCATACCTTTGCAATGCTGAATGAGTATTCAATGTCATGAGAGCCTCCTTTAATAAGCTAGGTGTAGTGTGTGTCCCTTTATGGCGACACTATTATTTAACCATAATCTTAAGGTTTTCGGAAGTGTGACCTACCGCACATATAAGTTGTGTTATTTCTACCTATATAGTAGAGGTACAGTGTCAAAACACATGAAGAAATATTTACCTATAATTATGTTATTGATGGGTGGTGTCGCTGTAAGTGAAGCTAAGGCAGACATCACATCTAGATTTGCTTCGAGTGTCCAACTCAGTGTTGGAGGTGCTCACACTTCTACTAACAGAATCGGATCATCATTCGCAGTCAGTGGTAGTGGTGTAGATACATCTATTACACCGTCTGGTGGTAGTGCTGCTGCCGATCAGGTATCATCTGGTGTTATAACTTCAGGTGTTTATACGCCTGGTGTAGTTGTAGCAGAACAGAAAACAGCAGGATCAGCTTTCAGCTTTGCTCAAAGCTATACTCAGGGCGATGCTGTTGCTACTAGTGCTCCGACTGTTGGTGCAGTTAATAACTTTGGTGATATGTCTTCCACTGCTGGTGGAACCGTTGGAAACTTAGCTGGTACAGTAAGTAGTGCTCATGCATT